TACCCGGAGGCGTGCCTAACCTGCTGACTCCTGCTACCCTTTACACGTCTGTCGATCCTATTTCGCCCCCATCAAAGATACACACCTAAAGCTAGAATGCCTCATAGGGTCACGAAGCAACTAGGGACTTCAACCCTCGCATGTATCTATGGTGGAGGCGCCGGGTACCGCCCCCGGGTCCAGACCGCTTATTACGATGCTATCAACATCAACTAGGTATTTATAGCAGGTTTTTTGTACAAGTCAACCCTGGCCCACTCGCAGCTGCACTTAACATCGCAGAATCCCAGATTGCGCTGGGCGTTGTGGTACAGTGGTGCCCAATAGCTCCACTGCCGGTCACCACCCTGGAACTGGTGCAGTATGGCTTCGGTTGGCTTACCGCAATGGCTGCAGGGCTGTCCCTGGATCCAGGTCATAGTTGGAGTTGGCTGCATCTATCAAGCAAACTTGCTGGGAATGCCACCTGCGGGTATGCTCAAGCTGCTGGTCATGCTGAGATAGCTCTTCTTAACGCTGTCTTCTGTCAGAGTGATGAACAGCACATGGCTCAGGCTGACTTTGAGCTTGGCATCCACGGTTACCGTGAGAGCGAAGCCAGGCATCAGCTGCATACCCATGCGGCCCGTGTTAGGGTCTACGCTGATCTGCACGCTAAGCGGCTTGTTCATGGTTATAGTGTTCTCGTCAGCTGCTGTGATCTTGGTGATTATCTCTTCTCCGCTGGTCATCTTGACCGTGCAGATGTCGTCTACCTTCCAGGATTTCTCTATGAGCATGTTGGTTCTCCTATGCGTGCTTGATTTTACGGTGCAGCCAGCTGTCGCGCAATATTAGCGCGTCTTGACATGGCCGCCACCTGTCAGCGAGCCAACTATAGGCTTGTCAGCTTCTGGAGGTATGTCCCAGGCACGGCCCACGAACTTTCTGTATCGATAGTTGTTTAAGAAGTTAGTCTCTGTGAGGTCATGCCCTTGGTTGCCACCTAGCAGACGCACTCTTCCGGAACTTGGATCAACACCTCGCACAAATGCCACGTGATGGTTTCTGCCGTTCTCGCTGACGAAGATATCATTTCTACGCCACTGCGTTGGATCATTTATAGATATGGCTTTGGCTCCGCATTTACGTACCCAGTCAGTGGCATAGCTGTCAGCTGTTGCCGTTTTTAGAGCTGGTATACCCAGCGATTGTAGCACAGTACCAACAAAAGCAGCACACCATGGACACTTATCACCTGGTTCGATTCTCTTGGCATTGGCTATACCAATGGTGTGAGCATAGCAGTTGAGTATGTTGGGATTGCCGGGTTCAGTCCGCGTCGCTTTCCATTTGCCAGCTTCTCCTTCTGCTTTCAACTGATTGAGATAGCTTTCCAACGAGCCCCACAGACCAGCAGCACCACTAGGCGGAGGTGTCACTCCAGATGATATTGGTTCCGGATCACCTGCATGGTCATTTGGATCGCTTGTGCGAGGTCCAGGAGGAGGAGCTTCTGCTTGTTTTGTTATCGTACCATCATCATTTTCAAGTTCATCTGGATTTGCGTCTGCATATGCCTGGGCAGCCTTATAGTTTTTGATCTGTTCTGGATTTGGGGCATAATCAGCAACTGGTGGTGGCACTGGTATGTTCAGTGCGGTGAGAAAGCTATTACCAAGCTGGGGCGGTAACCATAGTGCTGCCTGTACATTGTTGATGAACACGTTTGGGCTATAGTAAACGTCTTCAACACCTGCATCTATGAGGTCCAGTGCCTGTGGAAATCCGCGAGGTAGGTAAGGCATGTTGGTCTCACTTGCTCCCTAGATGCTTGACCAGATCATCATGGCCACCGATGTGCGTTCCGTCTAGCCATATCTGTGGCACGGTCTTAGCATCTGGACAGACTGCCAGAAGTTCTGTGCGATCGCTCAGTGATTGGTTTGATTTCAGCTTGCGGTCATCACCATTAGTTACGCCGATGATCTTCTCGTCATAGGTGATGCTGTGTTTGTCAAACAATGCTTTAGCTCTAGTGCAGTATGGGCAGTGATCTTTGGTGTAAATGATGGCATGCATCGGCGTATCCTCTGGAATATTTATTGGTGTATAACGTGGCTCAATGAACCATCAGCGTTGGTATGTATCCACACAGTACCATCGGGTATAGGCCAACCAGCATATTCATAATGCCAAGCCCAGCGTGTGACATAAACTACAGTAGGTTCATCACTGCGCACTATACCAAGTCCAAGATCCATCACTGCCTTAGCGAAATATCTATCGCTCCACAGTTGTTGTCCTGGTTCGACTATCCAGCCTGTCATGGCCGGCAGGGCCTTGCGGGTGAGGAACCAGCTGTTGGTATCCACCATGTTCTCACCGTTGCTTTCCACACGATCAACGTACATTTCACGATCGTCTTGGCTGTGTATGACCCTGGTGGCTATCACACCATCAGCACCGCTCTCAGACAAGATGTCTACCATGAGCTCAACGTGATTGGGCTTGAGATAGCAATCAGCGTCGATGAATCCCACAGCATCGTAGCCTTGGCTAAATGCGCTGAGAGCTGCTACTGCCCGCGGTGTCGCGCCTGCATCGGCGTGAGTTTTAGGTAGCTTGATGTGGTCTACCGTATCAAGCTTGTCTACCATGGGATGAGGGTTACCATCACTTACCAAGATGTGTCGAATGTTAGCATAGGTCTGAGCCTTTACGCTGCCATGACACCTGCGCAGAGTGGCAGCATCCTCGGCATGATAGGGTGTGATCATAGCAACACGCATCAGAGGCTAAATCCCTTGAAGCTGTCTGAGCCCACGTCCTGCTTGGTACCACCGCTCACATAGCTGCTGAGCTCCACTTCCTGAGGAGCAACCTGCACTTCTCCGCCAGCAATCCATTTCTGCGTCCATGGCAAAGGATTGGTACCTCCCTTGTACTTGCTGGGCAATCCCACGGCAGTCATGCGCTTGTTAGCGATCCATTCCACATAATCGCTGAGCAGCTGATTGTTTAGGCCGATCATGCTGCCATCCTTGAACAGATAATCTGCCCAACGCTTCTCTTGATCCACAGCATCTTCAAACATCTTGATGGCTTCAGCTTGAAGCTCAACTTCAATCTTGGCATAGTCGGGATCATCCTTGGGTAGGATCTTCAGCAGCGTCTGTGTGCTGGCCAAGTGCAGATTCTCGTCACGTGCGATGAACTTGATGATCTTGGCATTGCCTTCCATCTTCTTGACTTCAGCAAACGCCCAGCTGCAGGCAAAGCTCACGTAGAAGCGCACACCTTCGAGGATGTTCACGCTCATCATGCATAACCAGATCAGCTGCTTGTGGCGATAGACATCATAATCGCTGGCATTCACGGCCAGCTTGTTGTTCATGTCTATGAGCTCGTCATAATACTTACTGATATCACCTGCACAGTCAACGATCTCAGCGATGTCCATGAGTTCATCAAAGATCTTGCTGGGATTGCTGTAGACGTTGCGTATGATGTGAGTGTAGCTGCGGCTGTGTATGGTCTCAGAAAACGTCCAAGTGGTGATCCAGTTCTCCAGCTCGGGCAAGCTGCAGATTGGGCCAAAAGCCACGCTGGGTGCGCGACCTTGCACGCTGTCTAGCAGTATCTGTCGCTTGAGATTGCTGGTGAAGATGTGCTGTTCGTGCGCAGTGAGATCCTTGAAGTCCTTGGCATCCTTGAAGATGTCAACCTCAGTGGGCAACCAAAAGAATCCCAGCTGCTTCTCTGTGAGCTTGTCCAGAGTCTTGTACTTCATGGTATCATAGCGCTGGATGCTCACACCGCCGTTGGGATCAAGGAACGCTAGGCTCTTGGTGTGGTCCGATCGGTTAGCAACGTCAAAAACGCTCATGATTGTTTCCTCATCTGTATGTGTTAATTATAGAGCAGGTAGGTTTGGTTGCCAACCTGCTTAGATGGTGCAGCTATCGCAATCAGCTTCGTTGATGGGTGGCAACTCAGACACGTCATCTGAGATCATCTTAGTGACGTTGATCTCACCCTGTCCATCATAGGTGTTGAAGTAATAAAGCTGCTTTCCACCATACTTGTAGAACATCAACAAGTGGCCCAGCATCTCGCTAAGTGGGATCTTATCATCTTGATAATGCTGAGGATTGTAACTCGTATTCACCGATATGCCTTGGTCGATGTACTTCTGTAGCACTGCGCATATCTTGAGATAGCCTTCTGGGCTCTTCTGATCCCAGAGCAGCTCGTACTTGTTCTTTAAGCGGCGAAACTCTGGGACTACCTGCTTGAGCACACCATGCTTGCTTTGCTTGACGCTGATCAAGCTGCGTGGCGGCTCTATGCCGTTGGTAGCATTGGCTATCTGTGCTGAAGTTTCTGCTGGCATCACTGCCATCAGCGTACTGTTGCGAATGCCTACTACCTGCAGATCTTCACGCAGCTCTGCCCAGGGCATGCGCTCAACATGCGGTACCAACTCATCGATGTCACGCTTGCGTGTGTCAATTGGCACGATGCCATTGCCATACTTGGTCTCTTCGCTCTTGGCACAGGCACCCTTGGTACGTGCGAGATCTACGCTGGCCTTGATCAGATAGTAGCTCATGGCCTCCATGTATTCATCTACCAGAGGCAGTGCCGTGGGATCGCTGTAGCTCACGCCATTCTTGGCCAGCCAGTAAGCAAAGTTGATTATGCCAACACCCAGAGGACGGCGGTTCATGGTGCTGAGATATGCTGCCTTCACTGGATAGGTCTGATAATCAAGCAGATTGTCCAGCGCCATCACTGCCAGCTTGCAGGGCTTTTCAAAGTCAGAAGGGCTGCGTATGTTACCCCAGTTGATGGCGCTCAGCGTGCAGAGGCTGATCTCGCCTTGCTCATCGTTGAGATCATTTAAGGGCTTGGTTGGCAAGTCAATCTCAGAACAGAGATTGCTCTGCTTGATGGGTGCAATGCTTTCGATGAACGCGCCATGTTGGTTGGCATTGTCCACGTTCTGTAGATAGATGCGGCCTGTGTCCTTGCGTTCCTGCATGAAGCTGCTGAACAGATCAATGGCCTTGACCGTCTTCTTGCGCAGCTTCTTGTTCTTTTCAGCTGCTTCGTACAGCACACGGAATCGGTCTTGATCAGCAAAGAACGCATCATACAATCCGGGTACATCGCTGGGTGAGAACAGCGTGATGTCTCCGCCTTGTATCAACCGCTCGTAGAACAGCTTGCTGAACTGCACGCCGTAATCCATGTGTCGCACTCTGTTGTCTTCGGTGCCTCGATTGTTCTTGAGCACCAGCATCTCTTCAACTTCTAGATGCCAGATTGGATAGTAAAGAGTAGCTGCTCCATTGCGCACACCGCCCTGTGAGCAAGAACGAGTGGCTGCCTGGAACAGCTTGTAGAAAGGTACCACGCCTGTGTGGCTGGCATCACCGTTCCTGATAGGACTGCCAATAGCACGAATAGACCCAGCACCGATGCCGATACCAGCCTTTTGGCTCACATACTTGACCACTGCGCTGGCAGTGGCATTGATGCTGTCTAAGCTGTCACCAGTCTCTATCAACACGCAGCTGCTGAACTGGCGCTGCGGCGTGCGCACGCCTGCCATGATAGGTGTGGGCAAGCTGATGTCATGCTTGCTGATGGCTTCATAATAATCGCGGATTACATTCAATCTAGCGGGCTTATCGTGGCGTATGAACAGCGTGGCTGCTATCAGCGCATAGGCCATCTGCGGCGTCTCTTTGATATCACCGGTCACGCGATTCTGTACCAAGTATTTGCCGCGCATCTGTTCCATGGCCACATAGGTGAGGCTGGCATCGCGCTCGTGATCGATGAAACGATTGATCACGTCCCATTCGCCTTCGGTGTATTCTTCCAACAGCTGCGAATCGTAAAAGCCATCAGCTACGTTCTTCTTGATGAGATCAAGTATGTGCCATGGCTTATAATTGCCATAGACTTCCTTGCGCAGATGGTAATTGACCAAGCGCCCGGCCACATACTGATAGTTGGGAGTCTCTTCGCTGATCAGATCAGCTGCAGCCTTGATCAGAGTTTCCTGTAGATCCTGCGTCTTGATACCATTATAGAACTGTATCTGGCTGCGGATCTCGACTTCGCTGGCACTGACACCCTGGATACCCTCAGTTGCCCAGAAAACTACCTTGTGTAGCTTCTCGATGTTCAGTGGCTCCTTGTTCCCGTTGCGCTTGGTTACTAGTATCTCGTTCTTGGGTGAAGTGGCCATGATCATCTCTCTATCTTTCCCTGCTATTGTAAGGTGGACTGCTGCTTTCAGCAACAGGTATATTTAACCATTTGGACGGTGCCCAAAATGCTACGATCAAGCTTACATTTACATTGATTTTATTGATAAAATGGTAGAAAATGCCTGATAATACTGGTTTTCATTGGTATGGCAGAATACCAGCATTAACCATCAAAACGTCGGTACATCTCATTGAAATCATGTTTGCAATCTTGCGTTTTCACGCGCCTAGCTGCGACATATGGTAGTGATCAGTCTCTACGATCTTGCGCTTATGCCTATCATATTTGTAGGTATGCAAGCAGGTAATATTAGGCATTTCACTAGCATCGACCACAGCCTGCCTGTCATAGTTCAGCAGCCATCTGTCATCGACCATGCATACCAATCGTTCCCAGCATTGTTCTCCGTTCCTGATCAAAAACAGAGTGAGCCTATCTGCCGTCCAAGACCTGTCGTCGCTCAGCAACAGGGTATAAAACATGCCAAGTGCCACGGAATTGATGTCCAGGTGCTTGGCATCTATTAGGTTCCAGGGATCTGGCCATGATCCAGTGTCAAGATAATCTAGGAAAGGAGAGCCTATCGGTGCATGGTTCCAGAATTTCTGTACCAATGACAGCTTTTGTGACAGCGACAGATCAGTCGATATCTCAGCCCGGAGGTCCTTCCAAGTCTTCTGTAGCTGCTGCGGATGCAGCAGGAATGGATTATGCATGGTGGATTTTCAGTACTGCCACGTTGTGTAGATGTATTTCATTATGCCTGTGCTAGCAGTGCCGCTAGTGGTATAGAACAGCTGTAGATCGGTTCCTACCAAACCCACTGACCAAACCACCGATGCAGCAGCATTGAGATCAGTGCTGGTATCAGTGAGCTTGGCGGTGTGACCGTCCGTTATGATCTGCATCTGACCTGTCCGTACATAGGTTCCCATGCTTATGGTATACTGTATCTGCACAGTCAACAGGCTTACTATACCAAGTACGCTCCAGACAGCATTGCTACCGTAATTGATCTGGTTGGGTCGTAGACTGAATGACAGGGGTGTTGGTTGATTAATTGGTATCTCAGTCTGTTGTGCGTCAATGACCAGCGAATTAGCTGGATTTCCGTTTCTGATCCTACCGTTCCTGTAGAGGTTGCTGAAGATGTCACCAACGCTGGTACATCCATCGGAGTTTACGCTCCAGTACAGCGCAGCATTGCTGTCAATATTGCTGCCGCAATCGTTATAGAAATTACCAAGGCTAGCCACACCTGTGTTGTAGGTCTCAACTCGGATTCCATGAGATGATATATTTTTGAATTCGCAGAGGTTGGCCTGCACGAAGCTTGGCCCATTGTAACCACCAGTGAGATTGATACCATAGTGACAGTTGCGTATCTGGCTCTGCGTGACGAATATGCGCTGCACCGGATCACCACAAGCTAGACCATAGCTTACGTGCTGTATGGTGCTATTTTCCACGGTTATGTCGGAGGTTACCACGGCATTTCCAAGGCTCTGGATGTTCACACCACCCTTGTAGGTGTTTGGATTGTCACCAATTGTGTAAGCTCCGACTATATCACAGTATTGTAGGCTAACATTGTTGCACCTCTGTAGCAATACCACATCAGTGGTGTAATCAGCGCTGCCATCTATAGTCATGTATCGCAGGGTTATAGCTTCTGGCAGCACAGCACCATTAGTGCCTATGCTGGCGTCAGTCTGTCCAAGACTGTCTGCGGTGCGGAACACCGGTCCGGTTGACCCAGCCATCAGCCTTATCTCAGTGTGTGAGATACCTTCGCCCTGCAGAGTAATAAACGGATACAGCAAGATTGACTGCGAAACCAAGTATGTTCCAGCAGGAAAATAGATGATGTTACGGCTGCTTAGGGCTGTTGCGGGAGGATTAGCGATGCGAGCCCATTCGTCTGCTATGGCATTCTGTATAGCTATGGTATCGTCTGTGAGCCCATCTCCTACCGCTCCGTAGTCCTTGACGTTCAGAGTGTCATCTAGTATGCTGCCCAGCTGTCTAGGTATGGTACCTGTGGCATTGATACCCGTGTCACCTTGGTAAGCATGGGTGATGATCTGATCATTGGGGCTCCACTGGCTGAGTATCTGGCTATTACCAGTGAAAGTATTGCCGTTGCCTATGAATAGCTGGCGCGTGTCTAAGCACCAACCAAATTCACCCTCATATAGATTGGTTGGGAGATCCGAGAATAGGCCTCGCCGTTGCTGTAACCTGCTGATTGATACGATCGCCATCCTGAGATCTACTCCGTGTATGCTGGATATTTATCGCAGCTCACGGAAGCAATCTGTCTTAGAACACGAAGCGCTCGTAATAGTCAGCCACTTTTTGGCTCCACAGCATGGTGCTTTCTTCAAACTCGTGCCCGCTCCACACGAACTTCTGGAACTCGCATTCTCGGCTGACCATGAACACCACGGTGGTATCAATGTTGGTGCTATGTATGTTATTGTGTGCCATGGCATAAGCTGCTAGCTGTAGTCGATAGTCTTCAACCCATTCGCGCTTCTTGGGCTTGATAGTGGTCTTGAAATCCATGATAGCCGGGCGACCCATGTACATGCCAACCAAGTCAGTGGTACCAGCCCAGAGGTTCTCGTAGTACAGATGGCTTTCAACGCCCCATACCTCATCCACATCAATGAGACCTTCTGCGATCACGGTATCAGCCATGCGTTCTGCCATGAGCCTGCCATAGTTGTTGCCCCCAGGACGTGGCTCACCTAGCACATAAGCTTCTAGATGAGCATGCATGGTGGTTCCAAGTCCAGCTGATTCTTCAGTGATCTGCTTGGCTTTGTCCTCACCTATGCGCTTCTTCCACGCTATGAGATGTGTCATGTCCTTGGTCTTGCTGAGGATAGTCGTCACGCTGGGGATCTTGTTGCCCACATCATCCACATACACTCGGCCCTGTCCGCCGCCGTCTTGCCTGTCCAGTTTCTTGTAAGTGTATATGGGATTAAACTTGATCATCTGAGCCTCTCCATTGGAAATAAAGTTTAGCAGCAAACATCAACTTTGTCTAGCCAGCTCCGGATGATACTTGGCTATCATCATGTCGGCCAATAATTCAGCTCGAGCAGCTGACTGTGCTTGATCACCCTGTTTCTTGATGTTCTTGAGTCCAAGCTTGACATCTGATTTTTCTGGAAGCGCATCTATCTCTTCTATGCTCATGCTGTGAGCTCTGGCTACCAAGGCTTGTATGTGAGGTTTCTTGCTCTTGAGTAGGAACGCTTCTGGTCCATGTAGAGTGCTGCGCATCTTAAATCTTCTTCGGTGTAAACACGCCGTACATATGTTTGCTACTAGGTCCTTTGCTGCGGCGATTATCTATAGTTCCGGCTCGGTATATCTTACGATTAGCTGGTAATTTAGGTGCCACTCTTTGCCGATTTTTTTCCCAGTCTGCTCTAAGTTGTGCGTAATCTGGCTGTTTAACCATAGTTGCTAATACGGTGCGTGGTACCACAACATTACCTAGCTTATCGCTTATGTCTGTTAAGCTTGTGCCTTGTTGATATAGATATCGCATTGTTTTTAGCATTTCCGGCGTGACCTTACCAGCTAAATGATCAGTACCGGGTTGTGATCGCTTTAATTCCACATCTTTCTTTACTGTACCTTGCCCTAGAATCTCATCTATCCATTGCTGTGCAGTGCTATGATCTATTTCGTATTTCTTACCTATGTCGCGCAAGTTCATGCCCGACCTCCAGAGATCTGCCACCTCACGTTTGACATCAGGTGTACCCAGCGTGGTTTGCGGTTTCTGGAATTGTTTATTGGGCCTGTTTGGATAGTATGCAGACAACAGATGATCAATTCTGCGCAGTTTCAGTCCCATTAGTTCAGCTATCTCTTCTCTGCGCCAACCTTCATCCCATAGGTTCTTGAGAGTTTCTATGGTATCAGGTGTCACAAAAGTGAATTTTTTCTCACGGTCAGGATAATGACGTTTGATGTCTGATCTAATCTTTTCTACAGGCTTATTGAATTTGTCTGCGATGTCATTGCTAGTGAAACCTTGGTCAACCAATGATCTTAGCTGATCAATGTAGGTTTGATCAGCTTCAACAATGAATTCCCAGGCTCTCATAGCGTCACCACTGCACGTTCCACTGGAACGTCCTATTGGTTTTGGGATTGGTCTGCTGCTGTATGGTATAACCAAGATTAGTGAAGTAATTGATTATAGTGCCCATCTGATCAGCATAGGGGCGTGTTTGGTTTGGATCCAGCGCATTGCCGCCTTGCCACACTTGGAAGTAATCATAGCTGGCAGGATAACCGATAACGCTCATGGTACCACTACCATAACCTATGGTAGCTGTTGCTGTAGCAATGTTACCCCCTAGGTTCTGAGGAGCGCTGACTGTGATAGTAGGTATGCTTTGGTATCCCTGACCTTGATCGGTGATTGCTATGGTGGCCAAGCTGTAACCAATCACAGTAGTAGTGCTTGGTTGAACCGGCTGCGTTGTCTCGCCTGCGCCAGCGATAACATTTACCTGCGGCACGTTGCTGTAGTCCTGTCCACCATTTGTGACCACGATCTGCTGTATGCCTGTGCTGTATAGGCTCACGTTGGCAGTGGCTGATCCGCTCACGGTCACGTTTGGAATGCTGGTATAATTGATGCCTTGATTGGTGATGGTCAAGCTTGCTATCGCAGTTGGCATCAGCTGAGCTGTGGCTGTAGCTCCGGTACCATCGCCTGTGATCTGCACCTGCGGAGCGCTGGTATAGCCATAACCACCGTTGGTGACAATTATGTTGTTGATAGCACCACCAGATATCACAGCAGTGGCTTCTGCACCCATGCCGTATGTGCTGCTGAAGTTTACCTGTGCGGTAGTATAGCCGCTTCCTGCGTTGCCCACGTTGACAAACTGCACAGATGTAACTGCTAGGTTAGCAGATGCTGTAGCACCGCTGCCACTGGTTATGGTTACTTCTGGTGCCTGCACATATCCTAAGCCAGGAGAAGTAATCACTACGTTGCTCACGCTTCCATTGTCTAGCAGAGTATAGGCTGCTGCTCCTGTGCCAACGCCATCTTGAGCTGCTATCAGCACCGTTGGTGGCTGCGTGTAATTTGACCCACCTGAACTTAGCACCACGCTGCTGAGCCCAGCTGTGAGATTGAAAGCTGCGGCCTGTCCGCTACCACCGTATGCCGCGTTGCCCTGCATGGCGGGTAGTATGCTGTACAAACCGCTGGTCAGCAGCGTGAAGTTTACGATGCTACCAGCAGCATCAACTAGGTTAACTATGATGGTGGCACTGGCCGAACCTTCGCCTCCAGACACTATCAACGTATCACCAACCACATATTGGCTGCCAGCACCACCTGTGGTCAGGGTCGCTGTGAGTATCTGCATGAATACTCCGCTCACAGCCGCACCAGATCCCACTGCTGTGATGGTGATGCTTGGGGATTGTGTGTATGTACCGCTGTTGGTCAAAATATTGATGTCACCCACCCCGGTTGGCTGCAGATATGCTGTAGCCAAAGCTCCACTGCCGCTGGTGATTTCTATGGCAGGTTGGCTCACATATCCAGTGCCAGGTGCTGACACGCCTATGGTACTGACCGTGCCAGCTGATAGTGTAGTGTAAGCCTGTGCTCCTGTGCCGCCTCCACCCGCTATGGTTACCAACGGCGGAGCTGTATACTGCAGTCCAGTACTGGCCACAGCAATGGTGCCTATGCCCATGCTGAGATCAAGCGTACAACCAGTACCACCACCCGGTGACACAGTGGTCATCACGTTGCCAAGCTGCGGCAGTGTGCTGTACAGCCCAGGCATAGAAAGCGCCACTGCCTGCACTGATCCGTTGTTATCAGCACTTGTTATCGTGGCTTTGGTTGGCGAGCCCACACCTCCCACTATGCTGAGAACGTCACCTATGGCGTAGTTGATACCAGATTGATTAACTATGGCACTGACTGCAGCAAAAGATGCTGGTCCTGCCACAGCACCGCTGCCCTGCCCAACGATCTCTACAGTGGGAGGATAGTGATAACCGGTGCCATTGCTGCCGACCACGATGTAGCTCACGGCTCCATAGGGAGCTAGATATGCCTGTGCTGTGGCTGACACAGTAGCGTTGCCACCGGTAATGGTCACAGTTGGTGTTGCTGAATAACCGTTGCCCTCATCTGTGAGCACTATGCTGGTCAATCCGCTGCTGATGGATATTGCTATCGGTCTAGCTGCTAGGGCTGCCTGCTTGCTAGCAGCCAACCTAATGTTGTTGGCATCCACGAAGATTACATAGTATATGTTGTTTAGCTGTAGTGGGCTTGGTAGCTCACCTGTGCTGTTTACAAAAACCTCATCTCCGGTGTTCCAAGGATGATTTGGCACTTCAAAAGTGCTGGTGCTGTCGTTGATGTCGTATACTTGCTCGGTCACGCCATAGTTCTGCGTCATGGTAGTGCCGCCATTGATCAGAGCATTGTAGAAACCTGTGCGAACAGCTTCAAGTATTGCTGCGCTTATCGCTGTACCCTCATCAAAGACCACTCTCTCGCGTATGGGATTCTGCCTGGCATCAGCAGCTGTGATGAAGATGCTGCTGGCAGTTGTACCGAAATTAGTTGGCATCGTTCACGCCCTTCCTGGCTGCTTTGCTAGCCATCTTCTGGACTTTCTCTTGGCTCTTTTCCAGTTCATCACTGCCTGGCACCGATGATTCTATCTCGTCCTGTTCAAGCTCTACCCTGTCAGGCAATATACGCTTTACACCACTCTTGTCCTTGAGAGTATCCATGACCCAGCGTGTATTAGCATCAAAGCCTTGGTTGTGCATGGCACTGAGGATCTCCTTCATGGGGATGCTTGCCTCATCCTTGCTGCGATAGATGCTCACCATATCCATCAGGGAGTTCTGTGCCTCTTCTGGACTGCTAGGCAGGCTGGTGATCTCGCTGTATCGCATGATATCACCTGCTCACTTGGAAGCTACAGCATCGAGATGTTCTGGATTAATGAGTGCCACCTTGAGACTGTCATTCAACTGAGCCCAGTAATCGCGTGCCTTCTGATCTTCAAAGAACTTGGTCTTGCGCTTGCCCTGTGACTCGTACATCACACCCCATGGCTTGGTAGCTTTGGCCTTGTCAAAGCGTGCTGCCTTGCGCTCTTCCTTGATAGCTGCTAGCAGCTTGGCCTTGCTGTTGGATTCTAAAACACGTATCTGGTTCTTGAGGTTAGCTGTCATGGCTGTGACTTCTGCGATCTTCTTTTCAAGGAGATCACCTTCCAGTCCCTGTCCGCTCTTGAGAAGATCCTTGACCTTGCCTTCTGTCACACGCTGAGCAAACTGGCTGCGATGCTCTGCTAGGTCAGCTTCATACTTGCGCTTGCCACGCAATGCTTTTTCTACCAGTCCATTCAGTCTCTTGATGCTCTCGTCCGTGCCTTCGATGCTAGCACCGATCTCATGCGCACGCTTTACTACCTTCTTCGGAAGATCATGTGCTGGCTTCTTGGGATCCATGCCAGCTTCCTTCTTGGCCTGATACATGCCTATCGCATACGGGCTCTTGCTCTTCTTAGCAGCTTCCTTGATAGCACCAAACCTGTCTTTCTGCTTGGCACGGATGGCAAAGTCAATCTGCTTCACTGTCTTTTGTTCAGCAGCGCTGCGTGATTCCTTGTCCATGAGTTTCTTCTTCTTGGCCTTGAGATCAGCTATGGTATAACCATCCCACTTGCCCTTGTCCTTTTCAGCAGTGTGCATCTCAGTGCCCCAGGCTTCTTCTAGCTCTACTTCTGGTTCTGCAGGGGCCTTCTTGGCACGACCCAGTGGTGCGCTGCCGCCTGCTGCAGCTGGCGAAGTACCTTGTCCGTCGCTCGGTGATGCCGTGGCACCAAGGCTGGGTTCCATGTCCATGTTTTCTATATCGCTAGTGCCCTGTCCAGGTATGCCGCCGCCCTGTAATGCCAGCACAGCATCATCGCTCTGATCCTTGGCTTCTTGTGTGGCTGACAGCAATGACTCCAATTGGTTTTTCATCACTTCGTTGTAAGCATCTGCTGCTTCTGGACCAAACTGTGTCTTCATGGTATCAACCAGCGGCATGAGATCGTCGACACCCATGCGTGCCACCTTCTCTGCCATGCTCTGCAGATCATCACTGATGCTCTTGGCAGCGATCAGCGTCTGAGCATGCTGCAGATCCTGTTCTGGTGTTTCAGCGGCTTCGCGCAGCATGCGAGCAAACTGTCCATAGCGGCTTTCGTCTAGATCAAAATCTTCGCCCGCATGCTTTTCAAATGCCTTGTAGTCTAAGAAGTGTTTAGCGCCGCTGATGGCACCGCTGGCGCGTGTGAGCTTCATAGCTACCCAGCCTTCGAGGTGGTCACCTGGCTGTATCATGTGGAACAGCTTCATGCTGTCTTCTACGATTCCTAGCAGGTTCATGCGTGCGATGCTGCCGCTGGTCTCGCCTAGTACTTCATCACCATCCATGCCTTCATCGTCCATGCTGTAGTCTGGCATTGGCGCATCTTCGTCAAGAACGCCTGGTTCTGCGTTCATGTAATAGTCCATGTAATGATAGATCTTGTCCAACATGGCAGCAGCGCTGGTTAGGTTAGCTGCGATCCAAGGTTCGACTTCGTCTTCCTTGCGGATCATCTTGAGCATGTCCATGCCGTACTTGACATTGCGGTAGAGCTCACTGCGAGCCATGCTGGCTTGGTAATCATGATGCTGCATGTGATCTTCTGTCAGGGACCGGCTTTCTTTCACAGGATACTTCTTGCCGTCTACCTCAAATTCATCCTTGTGGGCAGCTTTGGCAGCTGCTAGTGCTCCGGTGAATTCGTTGCCTTCGTCTGTGATCTCTTCGTCCATTGAATGTCCAGCATCAACGCCATATTTCTTCATCAGCGCTGCTAGCTCTGGATCCATGCTGTGTGCTGCCGCACCTTTGTCTGCCATGTGTGCCACGCTTTGTTCCTCCACTGGTGCGCTCTCTTCGGTCTTTTTAGCATGATGCTTGTCATACATCTTGTGACCCATGCGCAGTGCCATGAGGTTTTCCTTGGCTTGCCTGCGGTCATCTTCGTCGTCATTGGTATCGCCAATGCGAGCTTCATAATAGGACATCAATTCCTTCATGCTCTTTGGAGCAAATGGTTGTCCAAGCCGCACTAGGTCTTCACCGACACGACCAAAGCTGTTGAGCATGGCCAGCAGCTTGTCATCTTTGGTGTTGGCCTTTTCAGCAAAGTCCATCATCCAACGACCAACCTTGGTAGCATGGCTCTCACTGAGGTTAGTTTCTTCGCTCTCACGCAGATGCTTTGGACGGCGCCTTGGTGCTATCTCTGTGAGATATAGGCGTACCGCTTCCATGATCAGCATGTGCTTGGTGTATGTGGGATTGCTGTGCCAGCTGTTGAAAGCACTCTCGCTGACGATGCTGTTCTTTACTATCTCGCTGCTGTCATGGATGGCTGCAAGCTCGTCAATGCTTGATTCATCTAGCGTTAGCTGTGTGTCATACACATGCTTCAATGTATGAATGATTTGGTTGAGCCTGTGCTCAGCGCTTGCTTTTACGTCGTCGACGAACATGAGAACCTTCCCCGGCCAACAGGCCTTGATGCCTTTATTGTGGTATTTATTTAGCGATAGCAGTGATCACTGCTCATAGACTTCATAGGCTGAAGCTTGTGCCACATCCACAGGTGCTAGCTGCTTCTGGTACGTCAATGGAGAAATAAGAGCCAGCAAGATCAGTCTTGTAATCAACCGTGGCATTGTCTAGAAGGTCATAGCTGATCTTGTCAATTACCACTGGACCTGTGGCCGTATCAATGATCATGTCGTCTACGTCCACTGCGTCAGTCCAGCCAAAATGCTTTTCAAATCCGTTGCATCCACCAGAACGGATTTCTATGCGCGGGTAGCAGGGATTGTCTACCCTCAGCTGGCCAAAACGTTCTATGGCTTTATCTGTGAGCTTTACTGGCATCTTCCAACAGCTTCTTGATGTCTCTCTTGATACCGCCCGCAGTGTCCAGCGCTTTCTGGAACTTTGTAGCGTAGATATCTTCCTTGATCATGTCACCACGCAGCTCAGCTTTGCGCTGTGCTTGCCTGCTGCTCATGGCGTCTATCTTGCAGCTGGTATAACGATCATCCAGCTCAAACAGCCTACGGACCTTGCTGTCGTTAACAAAACTGTTGTTGTTAAGCATCTTGACCACAGCCAACGCTACCTCATAAAGTGTGATGTCATTGGCTATCTTTATGCCAGTGACGCTGTGTTCGATGCTGTAGTACTGTTTGCCAGCCAACCTCTTTTCGCTGAGATGTATCTCAATCTTGTATTCACCCACGCTGACACTGCTGTCGTCCCTGTGAGTCCTAGCAGCAAGTTTTTCATCGGCATTGCTTTCCATGATAACTTCATTGGTGACCTTGTTGAGAGTCTTGAGAACGTTGGCCATGGCATGTATCTCAGCTTGGCTAGGACTGCCAGGGCCGCCTTCCGTGCTGAGGCTTTCGGTCACTAACTGAGAGGTTGTAGAAGGCGGCGGTGTTTCTCCGCTCATTATTGCCAACATGCGTGCCATTGCTTCACGTTCTGCGTCAGTTACCACTGTCATCAGTCTCTCTCCACGTACTCAACAGTATTGTAGGTATAATAAGTCCTACCGTCAATATGTGCTCTATCCAGTACCCCCCTGAACACCAACTGTCTAGCCAGCTCTTGTTCTCGCTCATTAAGCTCCCTGCGCGGTAATGGACCTTCGTGACCTCGCACTCGTTCAGCCACCAGCATCTCGTCATTGCTGACTGGTACCATGAGACCTGCGGTGACTTCAATGAATCGCATCTATCACTTGCCCTTGGTCATGTCTTGACTGCTCTTGATCAGATCAGCTCCGATCGTTGCCAACGGAGTCAGTTCCTGTTTCTTGCTCTGACCAACCACAGTCTGAGGTGGGTTAGCATTGACATTGCTGCCTATCGCGCTCAGTAGTGCTCCTATCACATAGAAACGCGCTGCTTCAGCATTGCCTTTGTAAGCTGGCAGCTGTTCTGCCTGTGCTATCATCTTGCCCAGCATGTCAGCGCCCATGTCTTCCATTATAGTCTGATTTTCTTCGACAACAACAGGACCACTCTCCAGCCCTGCCAGCTGCATCATGCGGTTAATCGCGGGCATGGCCTGCACTCCGCCCAACACACCTTCTTCGACCTTGCGGGTCACCTTGCTCTCATGTACCATCTTTAGATTCCCTTCGTGTATGATTCCCACAGTAGCTCTTGGTCCTTGGGCTATCCGCACTTCTGCTTCTCGGCCTTCGTATATCACCATGTCTCCGATCTCCAGACCCAAGAGCATGCTAGCATTTATCTTTTCTTGTTGGCTGAGATGATGCTTGGCTTGACGACTGAAACGATCAGCTGTGGTCTCATAGAGACCTTCTGAGCCATTGAGATCTACTTGTGCGAACTTCTTGAGACGTCTCATGTCATCATCCTCCGAGGTTATGGTACGTATGAATTCAAGCATTGGGATCGGCGTACCTTGGTTTCTTTATGGGGAACATTGGCTTGGGAAGCTTGGGCAGATCTCGCTGTGGCCCTACCTCGCGATCAACCTTGACCAGCTGACCATCCTTGCGGACCCAGGCTCGCTTGATGCGCTTAACGCTTTCAAATACTTCATCCAGCAGCATCTCATGCTCTCCCCAGTGTGATATTTAGTTGCTATTCATGCGAAAGGGCACCCGGAGGTGCCCTTCCTGTAGTTCTAAACCTGTGGTTTGATCTATTAGATCAAGCCGCCTGGTAGGTTGCCAACCAGTGCAGCCATCGTGTTGGTGAGGCTTGCGCTGCTGGTGTTCCAGGTGTTGACATATGGCGCAACAGTGTTCGTGGTAGCGAAATAGTTGTTGGTAGCATATGCGCTGCTGTTGGTTGAACCGCTGAGAACCTGAGTGCTCTGCGTGTCGTAGCAGTAAAGTCCGTCTAGACCGCCGTACAGGGAGTTGTTGCTGAGAACTAGGTAACCCTGGTTGTTGGTGTTGTCTGCGGTGCCGGTGTTATAGTTGTTATAACCATAGGCTTCCCAAACGTTGTTCTTTTCAGTGCTCACGGTCACAATGGTAATTGTGTAACCAGTGGTGTAGCTGCTACCAAACACGCTCGAAACTGATGCGTTGTTATTGTAGTAGCCAGCCTGAGCAAAGTAAACGCTGGTGTGTGCGTTGATGGTAGCACCGTTGATGCTGCTTGGCAGCGTGCTGATGCCAACCTGGACAGGATTACCACGTCCTGCGAATGTGCTCACGAGGATGTTGTAGTTCTGTTGCTGATAGAAAGCATCGAGGTAGGTGTTTAGGCTGCTGTAGGTGATAGCTGTGCCTGCACCGTTGGTCACGGTCACGTTGGTCCATGTGCCAAGGGTAGCATAGGTCTGGTAACCAGGAAGGTCAACAACTGGAGTGTCAACATTGGTCTGAGAAACCGGTACCAGGGTGGCGAATGCCCACCACTGTGGCTGTCCACTGAGGAACGAACCAGCGCGTGCGTTACCATTTACTTGATCGGTCATTTTCTCTCTCCTTAAGAGTTAATGCAAAACTGCTTTGCGATGATATTTATGCCGAAACGTCTGTTAGATGCGCTTGCGGCTTTTCTTGGGTTTTTCTTGCTCTTCCTCGGATTCATCGTAAGGTATGTAACCAAAGAGGCTGGGTCTGCGGTTGATATTACCCATGGGATTGGCCACGCTGGCCACATTACCTGCCACAGTACCGCCACTGGTGCCGCTCTCTACTAGATCGAGGAACTGATCTTCTGGTTTCAATATATCTCTGATCTTCATGTCTTTGCTGCCCTTTTGAGGAGATGATCGGCTGCTGCTAGTCCTGCTGCTATGGCCAAGCCTTTGATGAAAGTCATCTCTGGTTTCTTCTGAGCTATCTGAGGAGTGGTCAAGCAACCTTTGCCCGATTCTGGATCACACACATCTGACAGTTCGTAGTGATTCTCGTGTGCTAGTTTCTGGAACTGTTGTATGATGTCGCCTCGGCGTGCCTTGGCACGCAGAGCCTGTAGCAACCTAGTCACGGTCAGCTTCTTTTGCTCGGTGTCCAGATGTCCAGTGTCCCATTCGCTAGCCAAACGGCGCACGCTGCGATAGTTGCTGGTGGTGACATGCAGCTGCTGCTCTAGGTTCAACAGCAGCCTCTTGGCTGCGGCACCATCATAGCTGCTACGAGTCATCTGGTTCAACAGCTGCTTGACCGTGTTGGCATTAAAATGCACTTCATGCCAAAAGAGATCGTTGGCTTTTGGATTCTTGAGATCAAGTGCCATGCCGCTATCGTGATCGCGCAGCACTCTGAGAAATTGATAGAGATCAGTATTCTGTCGGTCGTCGCGGTCAAATCCGTTGTGGCTCATGGTACGACGAGCATATGCCTGCGCAAATGGTGCCGTGTCAAATTCGCAGCGCATGATATGCATGGCCAACAAGTAGAGAAAAGCAAGATCTGCCATCTCTTTGGCATTGTAATCGCTGGCATGGCTGGTCCTAAACAGGGTGTTTTCGCCCAGCATCCCTAGGAAAGCCAAGCTCATGGTTGATCTTCCTTCTTCATGAAGTGGGGACGGTTTACCAGCTTGATCTTGCCACTTGGCGTGTCTGCTACATAACCCTCGTGACCTGGCACGTCTCGCAGATCTGCTCTGACCGTGCCACCAACCTGCCTATCCACATTGCTCTTCAATAGATCTTTGAGCTTGGTCAGCTGATCAGCAACCATCCATGTGGCACCATAACCTTTGGTATTCTCAGCAATCCAAGCCAGTAGATTTTCGCGTTTGCGGTCAGTGAGATCTTTGCTATTGGTCTTGGCCCATGCCAAGAAACCATTGGCAGCATCTTCCAAACCGTGAGTACCAGCATAGGCCCTGCTGTTCACATATTTCTTCATTAGGTCTGGTAGATTAGTAAGCTGCCTTGCTGCCAAGCTAGCGGGATCTAAGAACTTATCTATACTAGCACTGTTGCTGTTGATGAAATTGCGCAGCGTTGTGATTGATTTGGTTGGCAGTGCAGTGCTTTCAAGATCTCGTATCTCTGGACCCATTATCACCAAACCCGGCGGCTCACGCAGACCACTGCTTTCAATATCGCCAATTGCACGTGGTTCATCATCTTCTCTGCTGTCAAATCTACTGTGTACAGCAATACCAGCCCGGCTCTTGGCAATGCGCTTGCCTAAGGGGCTGTCCACAGGGATGCGATAGGTTATCTTGCTGGGCTTGAAAACATAATGACCATCTACCACTTCTGGGGTCTTGGTCCATAGCACGTCTCCCGTAAGGTATTCCTGCTTATCCTTGGGCATTGCTCGTTCCAGCATGCCATATAAACCTGCTATGCTACTTGCGTAATCTTGCCTGCCAGGATCATTTGGCTTGCGCATGAACAGCATGGAGTTTAGATCACTGGCGCTACGAGGCATACCGCCTGGTTTCTTGCTGCCAAATCCGCTCTTGTCGGTGACTGTAAAACCGTCAGCATCGCGCCCAAATATCAGCGCAGGACTACCATCCCACTTGATGGTAACCGTGTGAGGTTGTTCAGCAGCTTGAATGAGAGCATTTAGAGCACGCTTGGCACCAGCAGAACCTTCTTCAAACACTAGATCTTCTGGATGATCAATCCTAGCCTTGGCTTCTGTGATGAACCAACGCTGAGGTATCAGTATGTCATGATGTCTCATCTAGGGGCCTGCCTAACAGGTGGTGTCGTGACCTGCTTGGTTATGCTGGCTGCCAGAGTCTTGTAGCGCGGATCAGTGGGCATGATCTTCTCACCGTTAACCGTGATCGGTTCAGGTGTGCCTGTTGGTTGTGCTACAGGCGCAACAGGTTCTTTGTTGTCGGGCTGTGCCTGTGGAACATCAGTTGCCGGTTTGGCCAGCTTGGCTTTGAGATCCTCTAGATATTTGACCGCAGCATCAGGTCCTTGTGTGTGTAATATCTCATTGACCTTGGCATCTAGCTGGCTATTAGCTGTCTTGATGCCAGGTTGTGCCTTCTTGGCTGCTTTTACCATGGGAGCTGGTTTGCGAGGGGCAGGAACGGGAATCTTCTGTGTGCCAAAGGCAGAGTTGACCACATCAGCTGGTATGCCGATCTTGACCATCAGCGCATGTATAGCATCGCTATCTGTGGGAGATCCGCCATTCTTCCAAGCTTTTTCTAGCTTTGCTGCGGTGAACTGATGCATAACTTCTTTGCTCTGCTTGGCAGCCCATGATCCGATCTTTCCCACTGCTCCCTTGATGTCAACTTCGCTGAGGTTGCGTGCGTCAGCAGCCACAGATGCCGCGTTACCGCTCTGAGGTGCTGGTGGTTTCTCTCTGGCAGCAGGAGCTGCTGCTGCTCCGCCCTGTGTGGCTGCTTCCAATCCCTTGGAGATTGCCTGCACTTTGCGCATGAAGTCATCTTGGCTTTGCTCTATGGCCCTGTTAAACTCGTTGACATCAGCTAGATCCTTGCCTACGAAGTGACCCGACCATGACAGCATCTTTGATTTGTCATCTTCGCTGGCATTCTGCAACACACTTTGATCCCAACCAATGTCCTTGTGCACGTTCCAATTTTGGTCTGCCACACCCTTGAGCAGGCTGTTGGCCTTGTCTATGTCACCGTCAGCCATGGCATCGTGTATCTTGTCCCAGGTGCTCTGCAGACGGTTTATGTCGGCAGGACTGCCCATGACGTCAAGATAGAGATGTTTAACGAGGTCTTTGCCCGTCTCGGGATCGGTAGTCTTGATGTCCACCATCTCTCTGAAGCTGCTGAGCCAAACTTCCTTCTTGCCTGCGTCTGTGGTGACCACGAAATTGTGTATGACTGGATCGCCAAACAGATGTGCCAGCTCCTTGATGCCCATGCCTGCGATGTATGCCATAAGTCCTGATGAAGCACCCTTGAGCAATGCCCCGCTAAGCTTTTCGCCCTTGAGCAGGCTGTTCAGCGTTCGTAGTATGAATCCTGCCACTGCGCCTGCACTGGCGCTCACTGCTGCCCCCGTGGCACTGCCACCGAGGAATGTGTAGCCAGCAGCTGTTAATCCAGTCGCAGCTGGTGCTGCTATCACGCTGACCAAGGCTGTGAGCGCTGCCAATACCAATGCCTGTTTGACTGGATTTTTCTTAGCCCATTCTGCGTATTTCTCGAGGCTGGTTACTGCCTGTGGGAATTTCTTGCCTATGGCTGTCTTGATCTGACCCATGGCCTTGTCAGCAGCGGCATCGAAGTTCTTGACTGGTTTGGTGTCCTGTGCTGCTGCTATTAGGCGATCCTTGTAGTCATTGATGGTCTTGAGTCCCTTGGCACCAATGACAAGGCCCTTGCCGGCCGTGCCAAGCACCTTGCCAGCTGTGGTAGTGGCCTTGACCATCTTCTGCTCAAGATCACCAAACAGGCTCTTGACTTGGTCTGGTGACAGTTCTGCTTCCCTGAGCACAGTGCTGTGTATGGCCAGTCCCTGCATCAACACTGCCATCTCCAGTATGGCTCTGTCGTTTGGCTCTATAAACGTGCGGAATTCTCTGGCTCTCATTCTGCACCTCTGAGGGCTTGTATGGCTGCCATGGCAGCATCTATGTCAGTGGCACTGGCTGTCATCTTTGGTTCCTCTGTGGCCGAGCCAGTTGATTTGGCCGAAGTTGATTTCTGTGTGGTGGTCCTGGGTTTGGATGCTGCTGGTGTTTCAGGCTGTGCTGTGCCACCGGCTGCATCGCCAAACTCCTCCATCTCCATCTTGCGAACAGCTGCTATTCCTATGAGCTTATCCAATATCATCTCAGCTGTCTTAGCGTCTGTGATCTGCCATACTCGTTCAATGGTATTACCAGCCGTGTTAAGCTGAGCAGGACTTAGCCTCGGCGGTGTCTTTACATTAGCACCCAGCAGTTTCTTGTTGGTGCTCAGTGCCTTGACTATGCCTGATATCTCAGAATCTGGTAAGCCCATGTTCTTGCGCATGTAGTAATAGATGGCTCTAGTCGGAAGCTGTTCTATGTTCTTGGTGCTGATAGGATTGTCATCCCCATCTTTGTAGCGTCCTGCTAGCTGCATCATCACAGCCAAATGCCGTGCGATGTTCTTGGTCATCTCAGCTTCGCCACCTGCTGCCGACCTATCGTTTTTTGGAACTACTCCAACCAGCCACTGGCGCAGCCCAGCCCATACTTCATCTAGCTCTTCGGCTTCCAGTGGCACGAATGTAAATTCGCTGACTCTCATCGTTCCGTACCTCTTAGATCCTTGATCTTCCTCGAGAACTTGCGCTGATCCTCGCTGATTATGCTGCGATGTAGTCTCTTGATCAGATCCTGCGCATCTTCTTCGCTGTAACTCTCACGAATCAGCTGCACCAGGTTGATAGCACTGGCAATGATGTGGCTAGCACGGCTTTCTATAACCGTGTGTTTGCTCTTGGCAGGGACGAACCTATCAAGTTCGTCAATGAAGCTGTTGATCTTGTCTGCCATGCTGACCCTCTGTAAACGCCGATTATTTAGCGATGTCACAGTAACAGATAAATACCATTTAGCACATGCAAGGAAAGAACCATGAACATTACCCTAGACTCAGATGCCATGCGCGAGCTGATGAGACGCCTTGCTGTGGTCAATGAAGCTGACGACAATCCCAGCATATTGAATAACGAACCTCAGACAGACAACGCTGTGCCCGATGATGGCAACAGCGAAGCCATGCCAGCTGAACCAGAAACAGGCAGCGAGGATCAAACCAAAGATGATAGCGAGATCACTGACGTGATGACTGAACCACGCAGCGATAAATCTGCGAAATTCAGCGTGGGTAGCCTAGCAGGTGATCTTGGCATACAAAACACAGAACTATTCAAAGCTGCTTTCAATCAGCTGCGCAGCGGAACCGAGCCAACTGATCAAGATCAGATCAAAGAGCTGGCTGCAGCATTTACCAAGTTAATGAGCACAGACACCAGCACTGCTCAGAAAGTTGTGAACCGCCTGCGCTCTATCTACAATCGCCCTGTGAAAGCTAGCGCCTAATAAGGCTGGTCAAGCTGCTGAGCTGTCCTAGGCTCTTGCTGACATCTACCTGAGGTCTTGCAGCACCAGGAGTGTCTGTCATGCCCTTGGGCGGAGGATTTAGATTCTTCCTGCGCAGATCATTGAACACGTCAGCACCAGCTCCGCCGCCACCCTGCAGCATGTTCTGCTGTTCCTCATCTAAGTCAAAAATCTTCAGCGTGTTCTGATCAAAGCCCAGATAGACTTTGCTGCCAACACCGCTAGAACTGCGTGTTTTTAGAAACTGTATCTGATACTGTCCGCGCTCTTTCATTGCCGCGCTGGCAAAGATGGATATCACGTTATCAGCTGTCTGGATCTTGGAGATACCACCACTGATCATGCTGTGATCATGTTCCTGTTCCTGCGTGGCACTTCTGTTCAACTGACTGGCTGTCACACAGACCATGTTGCGTTCAACCGCAAGTCCACGAAGTTCTTCAGTGACAAACTTGTCCTTGATGAACAGGTCACTGGGATTGATCTTCTTGTTGTTGGGATAGAGCAGATCCAAGTAATCCACTACGATCACGTCACAGCGTTTCTGCGTTTCAATCTCATAGTTCTTGAGATAGGCTTTGATATCGTTCACAGTGCTACCCTGTGGTAGCTGTCGTACATGTAACAGCCCACTCTTGCGCTGTGCTGCTTTGACCTTGAGCTCAACCGTGTCTAGATTGCGGAAGATCTCTTTGCTACCAACCTCAGTGAGCATGCTATCCATGCGCATGGATGTGAGCTCTTCACTAAGTTCTAGCGTGATGTATACCACGTTCAGACCCTGCTTGACCATGTTCAAGCTCATGTTCTGCAGGAACAAGCTCTTGCCCACACCAGAACCTGCGCACCAGATGGTTATCTCACCTCTGTTGATGCCACCATACAGCTTGTCATCCACAGTCTTCCAACCAGTGGTACACTGCCCATTCTTGTCCTTGATCTTCAGCAATCTGGCGCGCGGATCTTCAAAGTAGTTGGTACCGAGATCGCTCTGCAGGCTGACCAATATGGCTTCCCTGACCAGCTTCTCTACTTCGCCATAGTTGCCCTTGTCTATGAGATCAGCACTGCTCAGCACCGCGTCTGCCAGTGCTCTGTTCTTGCAGAACCCTTCAATCTCATCCAAGAACGCATCCTGATGTCCAGGACTGATGTCACCTATGTGTGCGAAATCCAGCCCAGTCTCGGCATTGACCTGTTCTATCTTAGGAAGCACACGATATTCTTCTGCGTGCTTGACCATGTAGCGCACAGCTGGTCGCAGCTTGTTAATGAAGTACTTGGGATTGACGATGTTCACACAGCGCGTGAAGATGTCTTCGCTGCTTAACAGCACGTTGATCAGCAGCTTCTGCTTGTCTTCGTTGTAGTCAGTGACAGTCTCTTGCTCTTCGTTACCAAATCTATCAGCCATTTATATCCATCCTCACGATGTCATCTTCCGCACAGTCAGTTCCATACTGTATCTCTATCATGCGCAGTTCTTGGTCACTGGTATTGCAGAGCTGATGCCAAGATTCTCTGTGTATCCACAAGTGTTGATGTCTACCAAAAACCCCAACTAGTTCTGAGTTGTTGCTGTCATTTAAGCTGTACACAGTGGCTTGCCCATGAGACACGAACCAAAGCTCAGATCGCAGAGCATGTTTCTGCATGCTCAGTCGCTTGCCAGGTTCCACTACTAGTTCCTTGAGCTTGACCCCACAACCGTCAGTGTGCAGAACCGTGTAATGTCCCCATGTTCTGTCAACCCTCATCTAAACATCTTCCTCTTGGTACCAATCTGCAGTGCGCTCTGCGTCTTGCTGTCTATTATTGTACGCAGGGTAAACAGTTTTCCATAGCGGCAACTGGCATCTGCTGCGTCTTTTATGTCGTCTTCCCAGTCAGGAAAGCTCACGCTCCAACCCTGGTCAAGAGCCACGTCTATCAGACCTTGGTTATTCTTCTGCCTGTCTGGTACCACTATGATCTCACGGTCTGTGCTGTTGAGCCAGCTTAGCTGCTGCTTGCTGAGCTTGCTGCCCAGTGCTGCCACACCATCTACAGCAATAGCATCAAATGGTCCCTCAACTAGTATGATGTATTTACGAGTGCCTTTGGTTATGGCATCACAGTTGAAAAGATAGCCAGTCTGTAGATCGCTGTTGTAATATCTAGGTGTCCCACTGGGAGGTGTGCCAGCATATCTGGCAGTCCAACCCACTATCTTGTCACGATAGTAGAAAGGTATGATGATGCGCTGATCCAAGTTCCACTTGGTACTGGGCGTCCAATGATAGTCCCAGCCCTCACCAACTGCTGTGCCTCTGCTGATCAGATACTCCACGCAGACACCAAACTCTGCGCTGAGGTCATCATCTTCCATGATTGTTTGGATGGGCCTTGCGTTTTCTGGCAGTGACACTTCCTTGAAGTCATGCAGGAAGTTTAGCTCGTTGTGATCATTCACGGTAGTCACACCGTTGAGCTTGTTCTGCAGGACTTCCAGCTTGACCTTACGTATGTCCTCGCTGGGCATGCCCATCCAGTCCATGAGGTTCTCAAAATTCCTGCTGATGTTGACGTTGTCAAACACAGTCTTGAAACCACAGTTGTAGCAGTTATAGGCTATGTGTCCGTCTGGTAGTATCAGCATGTTACCACGCATGCGCGTGTCGTGCTTATGTCCGCGATGGCTGCAGCAAGGTGCGTTGAACATCAACCAGCCGCGCGGACTGGTCTTGCGCTTCTGTGGTAGGTTTTCAGCTACTAATTGATGCATCAGGGCCATGCCTGATTATAGCATCAGTGTCAGTTCTTGTATAGCACTGATATGAATTGGCCATCATTGACCACCAGTTGTGCTACCTCATCTAGGGTGATAGGATAATATTCACCGCTGCTGCCAACCAAACCACTCCAGATTGGTATGTAACCAAAGCGCACCCAGTAGGCATTGAGGTTAAAATTGAACAAGGTTGGTCCCGGACCTTGGTTGTTTGAGCTATCAAAGGTGTACATGGGATCTGGCCCAGGTTGTAGCGGCACGAAGAACCATTCACTGGGCATTGGATTGCTGTTGGTGAGGCTGGCCTGTATCCAGAACTTGCCAAGGAAGCGGCTCTGATACACAGCTACCGTGTGCATGCCATTGGCACGCTGTGTCTGAGCATCGCCGGGAAAGCTACCAGTGACGAACATGATGTCATTGTTGTTGCCTATGGGAGTCTGCGTAAACTGTGCCGCTGTGATCTCAGTGGCTGGGATCATGGTGCTAAGCACACCATCGATCAGCTCAAAGCTGCCGATGCCGCTTTGGTTCACGTCAGTGTAAAATACCTGACTGATGCCATTGATGTCAGTGTTCTGTATGGTGTAGTTATAGTAGCCAGCATCTAGATCC